TGATCCGTACCGAGATGTGATCGACGGTGAGTCGGTCGCCCAGCTTCGCCTTGGTGTCCGTCTTCAGCAGCACAATCACGTCCGCCCGAGGCTCATCCGCGCTCCCGCGAGAGGCGGAGCTGTCGGCCCGAACGGTTGTGTGGAAATACTCCTTCCGCAGCCGTACCACATGGCAGACCTCGTTGATGACCTCGCCCTGCAACTCCTTGCCGTATAGGTCAAAGCCGCCGCGCTTGGTAATCTTGCAAGGAATCTTGGGTATGAACATGGGCGGATCTTACCTTATTCAGTGCTGACTTACCAGCGTACCAGCGCCCGGCTGTTGGGGTGAAAGACATCGCCTCGAATCTCTTCAAAGGTCGGCATGCCGAGCGTGGCACCGGTGATCGAGAACACGAGTCCGTTGTTCTTGTGGCCCTCGTCGTGAACCACGACAGCCTGGTCAAGGGGGCGCGCCGAGACCCCGAAGAGGTAGGGCTCGACGTAGAGCTGCAGGAACAGCGCTCGCAGAGTCGTACGCACGTACAGGGCGCTATTCCACTTGTGCCCTGCCCTGTCGATCTGGTGGAACTGGACGTTGCGAACCACCCCTGGTCGGGTCATGATCACCGCCCCGTAGCGACTCACGCCCTGCATCACCTTGGTCTCGACCTGTAGGGCGAAGTTGCGAAGAGCCTTCTTGACCGTGTTGGCGTCGGTAAGTACCGCGTTGATGATGTGCTGGAACGCTTCCCCTTCTGCTTCCCGGGCAAGCTCTTTGATGATGGTGTTCTTTTCCTCGCCCATGAAGCGGTTCCCCGCTTCGATAGCACGCGCCACCAGGTCTTCCCGCGTCTCCCGGGCGAGCTTCGACAAGGCGCCCACCAGGGCGACCTGGAGCGTGTTAGCCGAGTCGGCAAGCCGGTTACGGGAGACTGCTGAGAAAGGCTCCTGGGAGTCGATGGCACGGGCAAAGGCCCCCATCAAGCCCATCAGGTACACGTCGTAGTGACGCTCCGCCTGCCGGGCAGTGCCGTCGATGATGGACAGGATTTCGAGCCGCCAGCCGGCCGGGTCGCTTAGCGACCGATTCGCTTGCGCCATGTCACGTACTTCGCGAGGTAGGCATACGCCTCACGGCAGATGTTGAGCAGCAGCGGCTTTCCCGGACGGAACATGTGCGAGCTCTCGCCGACCGTCATCGACATCAGGCCGTCTTCCCGGTGCTTGGCGATCTCGGCATGCACGTCGGTCGACAGCAGACGGTCGGCCTGGATGACCTGCGCGTGCCGTAGTGCCCACTTGAACTCCTCGGGGAAGGCAACCCAGTCCTCGAACTCGATCGAGTCCATGTGCGAGGCTGCGAACTCGGGCTCCACGAGGTCGAGGTCATCCCGGATCAGCCGGTAGCGGATGCGTACCAGGCGATTGCGCGCCTCGATCAGAGCCGCAATCCGGTCTTCTTTGCTTGCTGCCTTCCACCCGGTCAGGTTCGGAATGCCGTAGGCAGTCGCCTCGGCGTTCGCGTAGGTCTGGAACGACTTCGAAGGGATCGCAAGTGGGTCCTGGGACTCGATGATGTAGCTCTCGGTCTGCCCGATAGTCCCGTTCGCGTTCGTGAGCCAGAGCTGGACTTCGCGCGCCACCCGGGTCTCGCCTTCGGGAAGCGCGTTGTTGGCTGCCCCGATGGTCAGCGTCGCACTTGAGCCTGCGGAGAAGTCTGGGATCGCCGCTCGGGCGATGAGCTCCTCGCCATCCTGGTCAACAAGGCGATACTCGGCCGCACTCGCTTCAAACGAGTTGCCCGCCGAGTCCTTGAAAGCCAGGTTGAGCGTAACCGCCGTGTTTTCGAGGAATGCCTTCATTTCTTAGCCTATGTGCTATACGGACTTTACTTCCGGGTCGACCGGCATCTCGATCGAGACTGCTTCCTGCCCGGTCTCGGCGACCGGCGTCTGCGCTACTTGCGGTGCCTGTGCGTGCAGGATCTTCGCGATCAGGGTGACGATGCTGTTCGACTTCACGTTGAGGGAGGTACCGATAGGCCGCAGGCCCTCGATGCCGTCCTTGTCCGCGAGCGCCTCGAGCTCTTCCCGGGTCCACTTCTTCTTCTCTTCGGGGATCGGCTGCGGGACGACTTCCCGGGACATCTTCGCGTCCATCTGCCAGCTCTGGGAGTCGATGATTTGCTGCGCGACGGACGGGTTCTTGGGTGCGTCTTCAACGGTCTCGATTCGCACCAAGCTCGCCAGACGGTTCGCCTGGACTTGGGTCACGTCGTCAACCGATACCCCGTCCTTGAACTCGACAGGACCGAACCAACCGGTCATCTTTTCGAAACCGGATTCAATCAAACGGATCTTCATGGGGCTCTCCGAAGGTAGAAACAACAGGGGGCTCGGCTTTTGACCGAACCCCCTGAATTTACGTCAGCCGTGACTGACCACCGATTAGGTGTTGGTCACGCCCTCGAGACGGGCGAGGGACTTCGTGCTCTTCAGCGCCACGCCGCAGTACCACTTGATACGGGTGCGGGTTGCGTCTTTGTTCTGCACCGTGCCGATTTCTTCGACCCGGAGGCCGGCCGCGGAACCGCCGTAGATGCCGTGCAGGCCATCGAGCTCGTTCATGCGAACCGCATAGACCGACGTGCAGACCGCGCCCGACGCGCCAACCACTTCGTTCGTGGGCAGGTAGTCGTTCTTCACGATCGGCAGGCCGTTGTGCGCCAGGACCGGCACCCCGAAGTTCGGGATTTCGATCATGGCCGCGTCCGTGCCACCGGTGGCGCGAAGCAGTGCGCGGTAGGCACGCACCGTGCCGGAGCGCATCACCATGCAGTCGGCGCCGTTCGGCACCATGTCGGCGAGCTGGTCCATCAGCGCGAGGGTCAGGGCTCCGCCCGCGGCGCCGGCAGCAAACTTCTGGCCGCTCGTGGTGAGGAGCTTCAGGCCGTCGAACTCTTTCGGGCTCGTGCCCTCATCGCCTGCGATGAGGGTTTGCTTGAACTTCTTGGCAACGCCCTTCGCCTTCAGCGCGACTTGCGTCGCCTTCTGGTCGTTGGTGTCGCTCATGGTTTCCTGGATGAACTTGTCCACGTCCACATCGCCAATCAGGATGCGGAGCTTCGAGATCACCTCGGTAAACGTCGAGGCACCCTCGTTCACCGTGTCGTTCGGGTCCAGAAAGTCGGCGGACGCCAGGGCGTTCTCACGGTCGTAGACGTACGCTTTGCCCTGAATGCCCATGAAAGGCAGGAGGGCGAAGAGCTCGTCTTTCTCGATGATCTCTTCGATCACGCCAGCGACCAGCGTGTTGTTCGACAGCTTCTCGGCTTCGGTTTTGAGCAGCGGCATGGCTGTTCCTTTCAATCGGGTTGAGGCAAAGCAGACAGGCTAGAATATATCACGACTGACTTACTTTGCCAAGGGTTCTATGACTATTTCTTCGCCGCCATCGCCGCCAGGCCCTTCGCGATCTTCTCGCGAGCGGAAAGTTCTCTCCCGCCTGCGCCAGGTTCGCCCTTCGTCAGCGACGTGGAGCCAGCGCCCGGTTTCAGCTTGCTCTTGATGAGTCGGTCGGCGTCGGCATCGCTCTCGACGATCTTCTTGATCGCGTCCTCGAAAGGAAGCGGCTCACCTTTGCCGTCGATCAGCATCGTGCGCTGACCGGGGGCGCCGGCGGGCTTGTCGAATGCGACTACCTTGCCGTCCTTGAACTCGAATTGCGAGCCGTAGAGGGCGCGGGTCTTGGAAGGCGTGAGCGACATCTCTTCCTGAATGAACTTGCTGTTGCCGAACGCATTGCCTACCGTGAGGTCGGCGATGGTCTGCTTGAGGGTCACGTTCTCGGTCGAGAGCGTTTGGACCTGACCGTCGGCTTCTTGCTTCAGCCGGGCCATTTCCACCTGATGGGCGTCGTTCATCTGCTTCTTGAGCGCATCCCAGTTGCCTTCGGCCTTCAGCTTCTCCTCTTCGGCCTTCTTCTTGGCCGCTTCGGCTTCCGCCTGGGCTTTCAGCAGGTCTTTCACCTTCGCAGGGTCGATCCCGTCGAACGATTTGAGTTGCTCTTTCACTCGAGCAAGCTCCTCGCTCGCCGTCTTCAGGGCGTTTTTCTTCTCCATCACTTCCTTGAGAAGTTTCGCTTCGGCTTCGGAGGGCTTGTTCTTCCCTGCCGCCGCGGCTGCCTCTGCCGCTTCACGAGCCGCCTTTTGTTCAGCGGTCTCGGTGCCACCGCCGGCGTCGTTGTTGTCGCCTTTGGCTTCGTCCATCAAACGGTGAAGTTGAAACAGGTTCCTCAATTGCAAGCTCATGTCACTGCCTTTCCAAATGCCCAGTCTCTCGGGCGTTAATCACGCGGGCACGGTCTCTCGGCCCATGGGGTTACTACTAAGCCTTTGCCAACTTGTTCGCCGCTACGTTGTCCCCGGCCTTCTTGAGGATCGACGAGCTTTGGGCGCCGTTGGGTATGCCCACGTCCGCCGGGGTAATCTTCGGCGGCCAGGACTTGAGTGCTTCGAGCATCTTCCGCTTAAGGTCTTCCTTGAGCTGGGGGAAGAGCTTCTCGATCAGGTTCGACATCTGCTCGCGCCGTACTTCGTCGGGGGCTTCGATCAGCACCAGCTTCCCGGCGATCTCGAACTCGTCGTAGAGCCCGCGTACGTCGTAGTTGTCGGGGTACGAAACGAGGGGCTTTTCGAGCTTGTCGATCTCTTTCTCTTCCCCATGCCACTTCGCGACCAGCCAGGCGAGCTTGTTCTCGGTGCCCTCCATGGCGTCGCCCTTGGCGATCAGCAGGGAGTTGACGCGCTCGAAGTCGTACGCCTTCGCGACGCCTGAGCTGTTGTCGATGCCCTGTGCGTTGTCTTCCTTGGTGCGCTCGCCAGCGAGGCCGACCGAGTGGTAAATCTCGTTGATGATCTTGTTGATGATCTGCAGGATCATCTGCGCCTGCTTCACGTCGGGGCTGATGTACTCAGGCTTCATGCCCGACTCGCCGTCGTAGGTGAACAGGCGCTTGGTCCCCATCTCGAGGAGCTTGTCGTAGCTCTCCTCGCCCGGCAGAACGCCCTGCGCCGGCATGATGAGCTGGCTGAAGGTCTGGTCCTGGATGATGGCGTCGATGTTCGACAGGTAGTTGGCGGCCGCCCGGTCGAGGTAGGCCACGTCCGCAACCATTGACGGAGAGGCGTAGAGCTCATCGGAAATGACATGATCAGCAGGAATGACCGGGACGACCCCCAAGCCGTGGACGATCGGCGCATCGATCACGATGATCTTCTTGTTGCCCTTGCGCTCGACCCGGAAGAGCTGGCTGTTGTCGCGAGTCCACAGGCGGTAGCGCTCTTCCAGGTTCCCGGACGAGTTGATCGGGTCCTTGTCGTCGCGGGAGACTTCGAACAGGAGCACCCAGTTGAGCTTGCCGTGCTCGTCGTAGCTCATGTCGAGGACATGCCGCGGCGGGACGAGGTAGGCGTAGCAGCGAGCGTCGGCTTCTTTCTCGTCGGCCCGGGTCACTACCTCGTCGGTCTTGGTCGAATCGACCACGATCCAGGGCCTACCGAACACCGAGGCCCGATTGCTGATCCGCTTTGCGAACTCGGCGATCGGTAGGCCCGACAGCGTGGCGTTCTTCCAGAAGCGCTTCACCGACTCGGGAGCGTTGTCCTTGTTGCGGTGAATGTCCATCTTGTGCAGGTACTTGTCGACGAGATCCACGACCTCGCGGGTGTGGTTGAAGCGGTAGGCGCGCTTGACGCGCTGCGTGTACTCCTCGTCGCCCTCTTTGACGTACTTGTGGATGTGCTTGGAGAACCAGGCGCGACCGCCCTCGTACGTTTCCTCGAGGAAATCCCAATGCTGCGCCAGCTCCTCGTATAGAGGATGGCGGCGCTCGATGAACTCCTTGAGTTTCTTTTGATCCGCTTCGGGAGTTGGCATTCGGGTTTCCTATAAGGTCGCGAGTATGTCAGGACTGACTGAGCTTGTCAACTAGAGAGACCGGCCGGCTACCACGATCTTGCGCACCGGGTACTGATACTCCATGGGATAGCCGATCGCATCCGCGATGTGCTCGATGTTGGCGTCCTTGTCGATCTCCCGGGTACCGGGCTTGTAGATCACCTGCTCCAGGGACTCGACCACGTTCTCGCACTTCTCGTTCACGAAGAGCCGGATCGTCCCGTCGGCCGCCCGCAGCATCCGGTTGACCGAGTTCACCCGGTCAGCCACCGGCGGGTGCTTGCGCTTGTACTTGAGCCGCTTGAAGCCCTTCTGCCGAAAGATGTCCAGGTCCGACTCGCCCCGGGCGTGTTGGCGGTACTGGCCGGCCGGGTCGGGAAAGATCGTGATTTGCTTCATCCAGCGGTAGTAGCGCTTCTCGATCTCGTTGCAGACCTCCTCGGTGTTCGAGCTCTTCAGCACGATCTCGTCCACCGCCCACACGGTCTTGCCGTCTTCCTGGGGCTGCAGGATCA